TCTTGCATCAGATATATCTGTGTAGTACTTTTCATCATCTGGTGTTTCTCTTTTACGATAGCAACTTGCAAAAATTAAACTATCTGCATCTACTAATAAAATCATACCAATGCTTCTTTAATCATTTCAAGGTGCATTTGCTGCATCTTCTTTTGTTCTCTAGTTACCATACCAATAATGCTTGGTAAATCTCTAAAAAGCTGGTCTACTTCCATTACAAGTGTTTTGTTATTGTAACCAATATACAACTCACCATCTGAACAATGTAAAGTTTCTGTTTCACCTATGTAAGTATGTGATTGTGCTTCTTCTAGTTGTGCTTCTAAAATCTTAATTCTTGTTTCTAATTTTTCTATTCTGTTATCTTGTCCCATTTGTCTATTGTTAAATTAAGTCTTAAATAATTTTTGTTCTTTGTTTCTTTTACTTGGTAATTAATTGATATGTCTGATATAGATGTATCAGCTTCTGTGTAGTATTCAATTTGTTTTCTTAGCTTTTCCCAAGCTGCATCATTTACTTTCATTCTATTTTGTTTTAGTTTATGCAATATAACTATAATAATGTTATTAACAAAATTGTGTATAACTAATTTGGTTCTATGTTTATATTTATTCTTACTGCTTCATTTTCTTTAAGCAAGTACACATCTTTTAAAAGTCTTTTCTTTGTCCACATTGTAGTATCTGGACAATACTTTTTTACTGGTGTTGGCATCTCTAAAGTATTTAGCCAATACATAAAATTTCCTTTAGGATCATTTACAAAGTATATCTTTACTACATCATCTAAAGCCATAAGAGCATCGTACTTTTCTTTTTCTAGCATTTTTTCTTGATAGTACTTATTGCGAAATTTCATCTCTATAACGCAATCAATACCTTTGCTAGTTTTTCCTTTTGCATCGTATCTTGAGTAACCCTCACCACACCATTCTAAATCCCAGCCATCAAGATTAAGAAGAAATACAACTGCCTTTTCTAAGTCATTAATTTTCTTTAACCCCATTGTTCCAAATTATATTAAGTTGTTTTATCCATAATTTAATTTTCTTTGGGTTGCAAGTGCAAGGTTTATGGTATTTATGGTTATAGTAAACACTATGCAAATGGCATATAAGTTCAAACTCATTAGGTTGTAGTGTGCTTTTTGGTTCAGACCGAAAGTTACTCCAGCTTTCAAAATCTTTTTTATTAAATTTTACCATCTATCTATTTTTATTTGGTTTAACTTTTTTCTTCTGTTGTTGCAGTCACATTTAGTACCTCTTAATTTATGGTATTTATCTACTAGGTATTTTATACCAGCATACTTAGTGATGTAATAAATAATGTTACCTAGTTTCATAATTGTTCTCTTTTAATATAATATGCTTTAGTGTATCCCATAACTTTACAATCCCAATCGTTTATCTTATTATAATCTACAAAATAAAATTCTGCATTTTCATTGTCTAAAAGATATATAAACCAATAGGTGTCTACTAAATTTAATCCTTTTTTATGACCATCTTCATTTACTAACAGATGTGCTTTTGGAAAATGCTTTGTTGTTTTTACATCTACCCTTTTATTATTAATTAATAAATCAGCACCTTTAGGTGGATGTAATGATAATAGTTTTGCCATTTTGTAATCTATGTTTTTATTTGTCAAATAATCCATAGCTATTAATTCCCCAACCATACCATATATATCTATTTCTAAATTTATGTCACCCATTTGATATTTTGGGTTTTTTGCTCTTAACTCTGTATTAAGTACGTTTCTTGCATTACCAATTTCTTCTGCTATTTTCCAAAATGATTTAGGGTATTTGTATTCAATCATAATAATTTCTTTAGTTTGCTTTTTACTTTGTTATAGGTGTTGTAAAGTGAATAGTAATGTATTAAACTTTTCCTTGAAAATTCTGCAATGCTTTCACCCTCATTTATTATTTCAAATACTTTGCGGTCATACCAAAACATTTTAGATAGTTCTTCTTGTATTTTATCATATGGTTCCTGGTAGTTTACATCAGATGTTGTTAGGTGTATATCATCCATAGAAACCATTGTAATGTTTTTACCTTTTCTTTTTAAATCATAAAACAATGTTCTTAAAGTCTTAAAAATATAATAGTAGTTTATTTCTTTTTCATTATACATTATATCCAAACCCTTTGCAAGTTTAAGTTGTATCTTATAATACATTTCTTGTACAATATCTTCAGCAGTTTCTTGTTTGCAACCAAAGGATAAAACTATTTCTACCCACTCTTTATGCTTTGCAGCAACTATTATCATTGTTTTTTGTACCATATCTATTTTAACGGATCGTATAAATCACCAACTATTATTGGCAATCCTTTTTCATTTACTTCAAAGCTAAATGTATCAAAGCAATAACCTCTGCTTCTACCACACTTTACTGTAGTCCAATCTTTATTTACTGTGTTGGCTTCCAGACTTATAACTGTTTCTGCTTTCTTTTCTAATGCACTACCTAAATGACCAGTACCAAGTTTAGCACTACCAAAGTTTTGATGTATCACACAAATGATATGCACGTTTTGCTGTTGGCTTATTCTCATTAATGCACTTACTAATTCATTACTTTGTTCAATGTTGTTTACATCAGAACACAAATCTGCAATACCATCTAAGATGACCAGAGATGGTTCTGTTATTTTTTCCTTTAGGTAGTGTTCAATAAATTGTAAACGTTCTTTAAATCCAACTGTACGCAATGCAAAGGTGTGATATTTGTCTTTAGGTATGTTGCTGTCCATATCTAATGGTCTGCGAAATACTTTAGATGCGTGCCAGCTTCCTTGCTCAGTATCGATGTGAATTAAATCACCATCACCTCTATGTCCTTTAATTTGTCCACCATAAATATTAGTGCCACTTAAAAAAGCTGATGCCAATAATGATACAAAAAATGTTTTCCTAGTCTTTGGTGGTGCAGTAATTACTGAAAGATTGCCATAAGTTCCTAAAGCTATTGGTATAATGCTATCACCTTTATCTGATTGTAAAACCTTTTCACCATAGCTTAAACATACTGGTGGGTAATCTATTTTTTTTGTAATGTCTATATAACAAGTATCTGCTATAAATTCCATTAACATATTCTGTTCTGTTTCTTTTTCTGTCATTCGTTAAATATATAAAAAAAAGGTGCAAGTTAAAAACTCACACCCTTTTAAAGTTAGGCTAATTAAAATGGTAAGTCATCACCTACAGCTTCTTTAACTGCTTGTGGCTGGTCATCTCTTTCTGCAAGTGTAACACCTTGGTCGCTCATCCATACTACCTTACCATTACCTAAATATGTTTTAGCAACCTTTGCTTCACGTTCTTCTTTGGTTTGGCTATCCATAAAAGCTACGTTGTTTCCGTACCTGGTTTCATCTTGAACCGCTATGGTAAAATTGTAGTACACCGCACCATCTTTACCTTTAATAAATTTTTCTTTAGGTAGTCTATCTACCCGAATACTTCCGTTGATAATTGCACTCATAATATATAAATTAAATTTTGGTATAGTCATAACACTCTATACCTAGTGTTTTATTTTCTTTTAAAGTCATCGCTTTCATCTTCACCGAATACTCCTAACTCGTAGAAACCAGTTATCTTTAAAACTGATCGTGACAATGCTCTTTTTTCTGCCATTTCCATTACATAAAATGAGTTGCAATTACCATCTTTATAGTTAGCACCTTTCAATGCACTTCCAAATGTTTGTATTTCTACACCCTCTTTTTTTGCATATGCTTTTACAACTGCAAAGTTAGGTTCACATTTTACAACCTCATAATTGATTGCTATGTTTTCTTTTGCTGCAATACGTTCTATTCCAGACCTTGTTATTATAAGAAAGTGCTGGTGCTTGTATACATCTGTTTTTCCTAAATCGTACTTCTTGTATAAGTCTAATAATTTTTCTCTATCCATTTTGTTTAAATATTTGTGTTACTTCTATTTTTGCTTGTAGTTCTTCTATCTTGTTTGATAGTGCTTCAACTCTAAATTTATATTGCTCAATAATAGTTTGGGCAGTTTCTTGTGAATAGCTTGTTCCCATTATTGAATATTTATTAAGGTTGATTTTGCAACATCTAATCTTTTATTGATAGATAATTGTGTAAATGCATCTAGGTTAATAACTGCAAACCTTAATTGGTTTTCTAACTCTTTAATCTCTTGTTTTAAATCGTGTTTCTGTGTTCTCATTCTGTTAAGTTTAAATTAATAATACCCAAATATAAACAAAATTGTTAATAACTCAAACCATAAAGCAAAAAAAAAGGCTTGACATAAAGCCAAACCCCTTTCCTTTAACAAAACAGAATACCCAAAGATAGTCTTTTATATACTATCTACCAAGTCTTTATAGTGTTTAATCATATCTAGTAATTCATCATTAGAATACTTTACAGTTTCTTTTGATTTTATATATAATTCTTCAGCAGTACCATTACCATACTTTTGATCTAATTGTTTGCCAAAAATATACTGCTCACCAGCTTTAAACATATTACAGCCAACGCATTGAACCGCAACATTCATTTCTAACCATCTGGTTGCATAGTGTTTTCTGCTTTGAAAATGACCACATTGCATACCTACCTTATAATGTGAAACCTTACCACAAGTAAAGCAACTTACATCACCGTTATGGTCTGCATCTTTTAACCTTATGTACTGGCTAAATATAGCATCCAGCTTTTTAACTATTTTGCTTCTTGATATTTTAGATGGCATTATCTATAACTTCTAAAATATGTCTTAATTGGCTTTTTTCAAATTCACCTAGTGAAATATCATTTACTATTAGTAGGTAATAATCTTTTCTTACTTGAATACATTTTGTGTTTTCCATCTTTTATTTGTTTTTTAAAAATATAAGTAATAACTTTACACTTTTTTATTACTTCAAATATATAAAATAAATCATTAGAAATATATATATAAATATAAATCTAAAAATATATATTAAAAAAAATAATAATATACATAAAAGATAATGCTTTAGGAAAAGTATTCTATTTGTTCTGAGAAATGTATTTGTATTTTTCAATACCCCTTGATCCAAAATAAGAAACATAGACAACAATTAAAAGTGATTTAAGTAAATCTATCCACTCAATACTTACACCAAATTCAATATTTAAGCTATCCATAAGAATTAAGCACCAGGTTGATATTGTAAGAAAAATAAGCATCATTGGTCTTACATTTTTTGATAGCCAACTATCACTTGACATATCACTTGACCAACGTTTAGATATTTCTTGTAGTTCTATAATATCTAAATCAATCAGTTTTAAGGCTTCTTCAGATCGGAAGAGCGTCGTGTAGGGAAAGAGTGTTTGC